GGGATTGCAAAAGAGTGTGCGAGATTTGTGCTCCCCTTGGCTACTAGTACTCGTATCTATATGTCTGGTTCTGTAAGATCATGGATGCATTACATACAGTTACGCACTGCTAACGGTACACAGAAGGAGCACATGGACATAGCAAACCTATGTCGTGACCACTTCATCTGCAACTTCCCAATCACATCCAAGGCACTAGGATGGTGTCCTGATGTAGATGAAGACTGTGATTGTCGTTATGATAATGATTGGGGTGATACACAACCATGCTTACGGATAGACTAATGCCAACATACCCTGTTATAAATAAATCCACAGGAGAGAAACAAGAACTCTCCATGTCCATGTCTGCTTACGATCAGTGGAGGAAGGACAATCCCGACTGGGATAAAGACTGGTCTCAAGGGACTGGTGGAATAACATACGGAGATCCAAAACAATCAGATGGATTCAAAGAAGTAATGAGTAAAGTCCAAGAGAAACACCCACGTGCTAACCTTTCGAGGTTTACTTAATTATGCCAGCAAGGAAAAAGAAAAACGGTAATGGTAACGGAAACGGTACCGTATCAAGAGCGATGAAGAAGAAACCACCTATTAACCTTGAGCATCTCAGGGTCATCGAACCTCTGACACCTAATCAAGAGGAGGTATTCTCTGCGTTTAAAGAAGGTAAGAATCTAGTCCTACATGGTGCTGCTGGTACTGGTAAGACATTTATCAGTCTCTACCTAGCATTACAGGCAGTATTGGAACCATCTTCACCATATAATAAGGTATACATGGTAAGATCTCTTGTCCCTACAAGAGAGATTGGATTCCTACCAGGTGACGCAGAAGATAAGTCTGACTTGTATCAGACACCATACAGAAACATGGTGCGATACATGTTTAACATGCCTGATGAAGGGGCATTTAAAATATTATATGACAACCTAAGAAACCAAGGATCAATAGACTTCTGGTCTACTTCTTTCTTGCGTGGTATAACACTTGACAGAGCCATTATAATAGTAGATGAGTTCTCTAACCTAAACTTCCACGAGTTAGATTCAATCACCACTCGTGTTGGTCAGGATAGTAGGATCATATTCTCTGGAGATTACACACAGTCTGACTTAGTTAAAGCTAATGAGAGGACTGGTGTGCTAGACTTTATGAAGATCACTCAGGCAATGGAGTCATTCTCTTGCACTGAGTTTGGTATCAATGATATCGTGAGGTCTGGTTTCATTAGAGACTACCTCATCTGCAAACATGAAATGGGATTTGCTTAATGTTTAATTATGTTGGTCCTGCTAAGCCTCTTGAGGAGGTTACAAGTAGGACTCTTGACACTGGTCGTTTCTATAAGATAGATGACAAGTGGATGCCTAGTATTACAACAGTGGTTGGCAATGCTACAAAGCATGGTATACTAGCTTGGCAGAACCGAGTAGGTTTTGAGGCAGCAGAAAAGGTACGACGTGCAGCTGCATGGCGAGGCACACAGTATCATAATTTAGTGGAGCATTATCTCAAGAATGAATTGGAAGAAATTAAGGAGAGCAAGGGTCTTCCCACGTACCTTTTTAGGTCTGCTCGTGAGACTCTTAATCGTATTAATAATATTCACGCTATTGAGGCCCCTCTTTTTAGTAGGACTCTCGGTGTTGCTGGGAGGGTTGATTGTATTGCTGAGTTTGATAATGAGCTTGCTATAATTGACTTCAAGACCACTAAGAATCTTAAGAAGGAGGAGCACCTAGAGAAATTCTTTGTGCAAGAGGCAGCATATGCTTACATGTACTATGAATTGACTGGTGTTGAGGTGGATAAACTTGTAACGTTATCTGTTGCTGAAGATGGAAGCATGCAAGTTGCTCAAAAATATGATAAGATACCTTACATAGACACTCTAATTGATTGGATCAAAGAATACCATGAGGAGAAAGCCGCATGAGTGAGTTTGTCAAACCAGATTATGAGGGAGGTCCACAAGATAGGTGGATGTTCCGTGAGGTTTTAGGCATACCATTCTATAGGTTTGATCTAGGTTACTCTAACAGGGATAAGGTTGAGGAGATCTTTAAGATACTTCAAGCATTACCTTGGAGAGAGAATGATACCAATCAGATTTGGGAGGGTGTTAGCATCGATGGTGAAGGAGGAAGTGACCTCTACAATCACCCACCCCTACGTTATCTTTTCGACTGGATGCAGGACTGCATGGCCGAAGTTGCTGATCGTATGGGTATACCGAATAAATTGGTGTGTAATGCTGCATGGGCAAATCTAAATAAGAAAGGTGACTGGTTTTATGACCACACCCATTCTAATTGTTTCCTTAGTAGCAACTACTATGCATCAGGTAAGACAGGAGTAACTAAATGGATCCATCCTAACCCTTACTATGATAAGACCAACATATGGCCTTTTAATTCTAAGGACTGGGAGGATAAGTTTAACTTAACTCATGAAGAACCTACCGTACCTGGTAGATTCATAGTCTTTCCACCTACTATCAGACATAGGGCTACCCCAAACGAGTCAGATTGTGATAGAATAACCATAGCAGCTAATTGGTTCCCCACAGGGATGATTAACTCCAGTGGTGTGTCCCATTTAAACGTGAATGTTATACAATGAAAGAAATTGAAGAAAAATTCATGACTCAGGGTAAATTTACTTCACTCGTTGAGCAAAGGGTAAAGGATAGTCAGGGTCTAATCAACTACATCGAAGCAGTCGCTTCAGTATGTGAAGAGTTTGAGATAGAAGTAGAGACAGTTGGAAAACTAATATCTAAACCACTTAAAGATAAGATTAAGTGGGACGCACAACAATTAAACTACATTAAGAGGACTAGTAGAGGAGTGTTAAACTTATGACCAACAACAATTTTTTAAAATCAGAAGTAGTGCAAGAAGAATTAGAAGCAATACAAGAGTGCTATACTGAGTTGCTTAAGATGTCTGCTGGTCTCAAACAGTTTAATCCACAAGAGAGACTAGAGCATATTGAGAAGACACTGGAGTTGGTAGCAAAGCAGAAGGTATTCTATGCACGGTTACAACTAGCAGCAAATGAGTTACAGGATGATGACTCAGCAAAAGAAATCAAGAAGAAGATCGAGATGATGTCCACTGAATACAGTGGTGGTCTTAACCTCACTATGGTACTAGATCAGATGGAGAATAAACTGAGGGAGTGGAGGCAGGAACTCAAACAAGATAAGGTTGACAAGCCTAAATAACTATGCTACTATAATCCAGTAGCAATATCACAATACAAATTCGGAGACAAATACGAATGTCATTTGCAAATCTAAAGAGTAAGTCTGGTAAGTTTTCAAAGCTTACACAACAGATTGAAAATATGTCCAAACCTCAGGGTAGAGGACCAGATGAAAGACTCTGGAAACCAGAGGTAGATAAGAGTGGTAACGGTTATGCCGTTATTCGTTTCTTACCAGAGCCAGATGGAGAAGATCTTCCTTGGGCACAGGTTTGGAGTCATGCATTTCAAGGACCAGGTGGTTGGTACATAGAGAATTCTCTCACCACACTTAACCAAAAGGATCCTGTAGGTGAATTAAATAGGACACTATGGAATAGTGGACTAGATGCAGACAAAGATACTGCACGTAAGCAGAAGCGTAAGCTTTCTTATTACAGTAACATCTATGTCGTTAAGGATCAACTTCATCCAGAAAATGAAGGTAAAGTATTCTTATATAAGTATGGTAAGAAAATTCATGACAAGATTGCATCAGCAATGCAACCTCAATTTGAGGATGAAACACCAATAAATCCATTCGATTTATGGAAGGGTGCTAACTTTAAGATCAAGATCCAGACCATTGGTGGATACTGGAACTATGATAAGAGTGAGTTTGATTCACCCTCTGTGCTAGGTGGACTAGATGATGAAGCACTTGAGAAGGTCTGGAAGTCACAGTATTCTCTTAAAGAGTTTACTGATCTTAAAAACTTCAAGTCCTATGAAGATCTATCAGCACGTTTGAATCTAGTACTTAACAAGTCAACAAGACCTGTAGTACAATCAAATGAGGAGGATGAGAATATAGTGCCACTAGATAGTCCAGTTGTTAAAGCGGACCCACCTACCCCCACAAAGTCTGGGTTTGGTGCTAAGATAGAAGAAATAGAAGAGTCGGGTGATTCACCAGATTTATCCTATTTTGCTGCCCTAGCTAACGAAGACTAATGAAGAAACTACTACTGCTCCCACTTCTCCTGATTGGTATCACAACACCAGTCAAGGCAGAAGCAATAACTTGGAAAGAGTTTTGGGAGCCGTTTGTAGAATCATATCATCATGGACACGATCATGGATCAGGACATTGGCATGATTGGAGGTATGACCACCATCATCCACATCCACATTATGGTCCACCGAGACGTAGGTGTGAAGTAACGATCACAAAGAAATACTGGGTACCAGGTCACTACCTAGGTGGTAGTAACACATATATTCCAGGATATTATGAGAGACGTGACGTGATCGAGTGGGAAAGATGCGGAAGAAGAGTGAGACCACTTTGATATATTATTCGACTTTTTGAACAAGCAAAACCCCCGAAAAAATCGGGGGTATTTTTTTGTCCTGTAGGGTCGATAAGTAAAAATACCTATGCTGATCCATATTGGTTAATTGGATCCGAAGCAGACGTTATTCCTGCTGTGCTAGTTGTGACTACTGTGGTACCATCCGCTAAAACGTCACCTTCGCTAATAGTGGCACCAGAGGTGTCAAACGTCCTAGATGAATAATCCGATTCTGACGCAAATTCGATAGATGGGGTTTGACCGATATTTGTGCTATAAGTCGGTTTAGTGGTAACAAACTGCTCTTCGACTGTATCCCTAGATCTCTTAGATTGTGTTTCTGGGTCAGTTTCCTCATTTGGAAGATATTTGCATAATGACTTAAATTCTTGTATAAACCCAGTTAGGTATTGTTTCCTTAAAAGGTAAATATTGCGTTTATAGTCATTTTGCTCGGTTTCGTGGTCATAGACTGAAATCGGTCTAATTAGGTCTTCCTTAGGAACGACAGTTCCGTCAATTCTCTTATATGTGAAGTTTTCAGGCACTTCTCGACCTTCTTTCAATAATATACGACCTCTCTGATCTGTGATTCTTTGTGTAACCCAATGATGTACTGAATCTGCGTCTTCCTCATATTCACTGTCAATATACCTTTCTAGCTCATCCTCGGACATGGGCCATTCATTATATACATTGATAATATTGTTACAGAGTAATACAACCCAATCTAACTTCATATCACCATAGGCATCCAAAGCAACCTCATCAGGACGTTGGTTGTTTTTCACAGTATATTGCTGGAAACCCAAAATAACGTCATCTAACTCTTCACGTATTTTGATCCTTCTAAAGATATTCTTTGCAAGACTATAGGGATCAACATTACTCTTTCTGTAACTAGATGTCCTAACATATACGTTAGGTAGGTAGGAAAAATACTTGCTCATCCTTCTAAGTCTCCGAAGTCAAATTCATCAGCAAGATCAGCACTTTCAAAGTTGAAGAAACCACCACCCCTGTCTTGAGGTTGTGTATATGTTTCCTTCGTAAGGTATGCAGTCTCCTTGAATTTTAGAGACACAGAATATGATACAGGACCCCAGTCTGCCAAATCTTTACCAGGTAATCTTGATTGTAAGGTTAAATTCTTTTCAGGTGTTACTGTCATATTCTCTAACACCATTTTAGTTGGATATTGCAATAATGCTGATAATACCCCTTGAGCACCACCTGTTTCAGGGTTGCTTATTGTTTCTTGACCACCACCCTTATCGGTATACCGCACTATTTGTGCTCTGAAGAAGTTTGGTAGGGTTAACCACATATTAGCATCCTTACCAGGTAACATTGCTAAACGTAGTTTGTGGATAATCTCGTATATACGTACCACATCAGCAGAATTCTTTGGTACCATGTGGAAGTCAAATTGATGTCCTCTGAAACTACCACCTTTATACACTGCCTCTTCATATGGGTTGAATACCTTACCTGTTGTCATTTGAGCAAGTGTATTCGAGTCAATTCCACCACCGCCAGCAGCACCTGTTAAACCAACAACACCTTGAATTGCTGCTGCCCCTGCTTTAAATCCTAATCCTGGTTTTGCTGATTGAGCGAATTTTTTTAATTGCTCACTAAACCCTTCTCCAATACCACCTTCTCCAACTATACCTCTTGCTGCATTCATTGCTGCTGCACCTGCTGCACCCAGTTCAACACCTTCCCAGCGAGAAACATATTGCTCACTTAGCGTTTCTGGTAAATATAAGAAGATAGTATCTTCAGCAGTATTATCTTCGTGGTTAAATATATCTAACTTGAGATAATCAATTACTTTAGTAGGAAAGGCAGCCGCATCACGGATTGACTCTCTACTAGTAGTTGAATTTACACCTAAAGGTTTACTCTGAGGAAAAACAAAATTTGCCATGTCTTACAAAGGAATTTTCAGACCATCAAACAAACATAAGTACAAGGGTGACCATACACGTATTATTTATAGGAGTTTGTGGGAACGTAAATTTATGGTGTGGTGTGACAAGAATGTAAACGTATTAGAGTGGGGAAGTGAAGAAATTATTATTCCATATAAGTCTCCCTTGGATAATCGCATCCATCGGTATTACCCTGATTTTTATGTTAAAGCAAGAACAAGGGATGGGAGAATTGCCAAATCGATCATTGAAGTCAAACCAGCTGCTCAGACTAAACCCCCACGCAGGAAGAAGGTTAAGTCCAGGGCATTTTTGAGTGAAGTTAAGACTTGGAATGTAAATAGTGCTAAATGGAGAGCTGCTCGTGCTTACTGTGCAGATCGACGTATGAGTTTTATTATACTCACAGAGAAACATTTAAACGTATGAGCATTTTCACGGACGTAAAAGACCTCGCAGAAGGGGTAAAGCAGTCTAAATCTTGGTATAGAGAGCAACTCCAGTATGGATTGGAGGAATATCAAGGTGCTTTCACTGTGGGAGATATTGTATTTTTCAATTATTCAGCTCAGACACCAGATTTACAATTTTGGGATACATTCCCAATGGTACTTATCACAGATGTAGATTTCCAGAAGAAGCAATTTTCTGGTGGTAATATGCACTATTTAAGACCTAATAGTAGAAGAAGTATGGCATCTACCTGGGCTGCGGGTTCTATTTCATATCCTATGCGTTGCCATCATAAATACTTTATGTCTAGTGTCACCAGAGCATATAATGTACCTCAAGAAGAGTTGCGAGACATGACACCACTTCCAATTGAACAGTTTGTTATTAGACCTAAAGGTTTAGGTAGGGTAATGGAAGTACCCAGCAGCATTATATGGAGTAGACTCAAGTGACAAATAGTTTTGAGGATTTTAAACAATTACTCACCACCAGTTCAAGGGAACCTGCTAGGTCAAACCTTTATGGTGTAGATCTCTTTATGCCACCAGTGCTTCTCGCAAATGACCCAGATCTCAGAAGGGACTTGCGAGGTGTTTATGATGCAATGAATTTCCTTGCTGACACTGTTACTGTTCCTGGAAGAAGAGTTACATCACAACCATCAAAGACAAATGTTGGTGTCCAGTGGCATTATGCAACCAATCAGGCAAATACAGATTTAAGTATAGAATTTGTAACAACTAAAGATTTGATTCATCGTAAGTTTTTTGAGAATTGGATGAATTACACTGCATCTGATGCTCAGAATACTGCTACCTTCTATGATGAGTATATTACTAATATACAGATACTTAAGTGGGAATTAGGATCTCCTGTTAATTGGGATGGTATAAATCTTAATAGAGAACGTTATACACAGAGACTTAATAGGACAACAGGTGTATGGCAATTCTTTGGAGCATATCCAGTTGATCTAGGAGGATTGACATTTAATAATGGTCCAGCAGGTTTACTTAAGTTTAAAGTAGGATTTAAGTTTGAGAGATATAGGTTTGATACTATTGCAGATGATGTATTAGGTGATAATACACCTGATAGATACATTAATGGATTCACCGATGCACAAGGTGCTCTAGGGGTAGACAATAACCAGAAAGCAGCAGCTAGATTTGGATTCTAGTTTCCCCCCTAAATAAAGATAATATAATTAATCGTTATGCCTTTACCTAAGTTAGCCATACCTGAGTATGAGATGAAACTGCCTATTACAGGGCAAAATATATCATACCGACCCTTCCTAGTGAAGGAAGAGAAATTGCTTTATCTCGCTATGGAGTCGCAAGACAACAAGCAGATGATTAAAGCAGTTAAGACTATTATTAAAAACTGCACAAACCTTAAGAGTAAGGTAGAAGATCTCGCTACTTTTGAGATTGAATATATCTTCCTTAAGATCAGATCTGTTGCTGTTGGTGAGACAAGTGAATTTAAAGTAACCTGTCCAGATGATGAGAAAACTACAGTGAATGTTACTATTCCTCTTGCTGATGTAGGTCTTGAAATACCAGAAGGTCACAATGCTGAAATTGATCTTGATGGTAATGTCGGTGTGAAGATGAAATATCCTTCATTGGATGTATTCATTCAGCAAAACCTCTCTGACAATCCTTCTATGGATGATGTTTTTGAATTAGCTGCTGGTTGTATTGACCAAGTATATGATTCAGAAGAAGTATATGATACCTTTAGTAAGAAGGAAGCATTAGAGTTTCTTGAAAATCTTAATGCAGAGCAGTTTCAGAAGGTGCAAGCTTTCTTTGAGACAATGCCTAAACTATCATATAAGTTAGAGGTTGTTAATCCAAATACTAAAGTTAAGAGTGAGATGGTGCTTGAGGGTCTTGCGGCTTTTTTCGAGTAGCGTTAATGCATGACAGTCTTGAAAACTATTACAAGACTAACTTCGCATTAATGCAACACCACAAATACTCATTAACTGAGTTGGAAGACATGATACCGTGGGAACGTGATGTTTATGTGAATCTCCTCATCGCTCATATACAGGAAGAGGAAAGACGGCAAAAACAAGAAGAAAGTAAAATGTCTCTCTAATGGCAATAAAGAGTTTCGTTAAAATTAGACCCATCAAGGATGATGGTGCATTATCTGGATCCTTCAATGAGATTCGGAAGGGTATCAATCGTACTGGAGAAGTAACGGAGTCTATTGCCAGTAATATGGTGGAGACTCATAAACTCATTAAGTTTGAGAAAGAGTGGTTAGGAGATAGAAACGACGAAAGAGTAGAGAAGGTCCAGACTACAGAAAAGAAAGAAAAGGGTAAGTTTAAGACCTGGTTGGGTAACTGGATTAAGATGTTCAGGAGGAAGAAGAGGGATGCTGCTGAGAAGACTGCTGAGAAGGGGATAGAGAAAGGTAATAAGGAAAACGAAGGTTTAAAATTAAAGGCAGGTAAGAAGGCATTAGGTTTCTTTGGTAGATTAGCAGCAATGCTAGGACCACTGTTCAACTTCTTCGTATTGTATGGTGCTTTTAATTGGTTAGAGAAGAACTCAGAGAAGGCAACGAAAGTCTTTAGATTAATATTTGCGTTAGGTAAGTTTGCATTTAAACTAGCAGGGTTTGGAGTAGACATGCTATTTGGCGGTCTATCCAACATGTTTGGTAACTTTGGTGAAGGACCAATCAAGAGAGGATTTAGATTCTTATTTGGATTCCTTAGTTTTGTAGGTGGATTTGGTACCCTTAGGTATCTACTTAACCCTATGAAGATCTTTAGTGATGGTAGAAAACTTAGAAAGATATTTGGTGACCAGACTAATAGGGAGGTAGAGGCAAAGAATTATGAGATGTGGAGGAAGACAGGATATAGAGATAAAGAGACTGGTAAGATCTATACAGAGAAAGAATATAAGGCACAGAAGAAGTCAGTAGAGAGACAGCAGAAAAAGTTAAAGGCACAAGGTAAGCATAACGAAGCAAGAAAGGTAGGTGCTGCACATAATAAGAGAGTAGGAGCCACTCACTTACAGAAAGGTAAGAATATTGGTGGTAAGTTGATGCAACCTGGCATGCAGAAGGGTATTGCTGCTGTTGGTGGTATAACTCGTGCTATGTCTGGTATTGCGAGTGGTGAAGATGCTACTGAGGCAGTTGGAGCAGGTTTAGGTCAGGCAGCAGGTGGAATGATAGGATCTGCCTTGTTAACACCATTCTTAGGACCATTTGGACCTATAGTTGGTAATGCTTTAGGTGGTTTCTTAGGGGAATGGATAGGTAAGACATTTTTACCAGTAATTAAACCAATATTTGAACCTATTAAACAAACCTTTATGATGTTTAAGGATCTTATAGGTAGTATATTTGCAGATCTAGGTGTAGGTGACTTCCTAGGCACACTATTTCAGTTTATAGGTCAGTTGGGTGGTCTCTTAATGAAGGGATTGAAACCATTGTTGGATTTCGTTGGGTTTATATTAGGTGGTGCTATTAAGATTATAGGAGGTATAATAAGTTTTATTATAGGTGCTGCTAAGAATATATTTGCATTTTTGAAGAATCCTATAGGATTTGCATGGGATGTTATATGGAAAAAGGATCCTGGTAGAGATGTAAAACTACCAGATGATATAGATTCAAAGTCAGAAGGTGGTAAGGTTTCTGGTGGTAATACTATTAATCTCTTCCAGCCAGCACCACCACCTATGTTCTTGGGTGGGATGATGATGCTTATGGGTAGGAAGAAGAGAGGACCATGGAAACCACCTAGGGGTTGGAAACCTAAGTATGAGATTACCGATGAGGTGCATGTTCCAGGATATATCAGAAGTATCGAGTATAAGATTACTAATGTACCTAAGCATATTGAAGGTACTGGAGAAAGGATATTTGAGACTGAAACATATGAGAATTTTACTGCTGAGGAGATTCTTGCTGGTAAGCATAAACCAAAGAAAGAAAAAGAGAAGAAAAAAGAAGGAGAGGAGAAAGAAGGTAAACGTGGGTTTAAGGGTGTCTTAGGTGGTATTGCTGATAGTTTAACAGGTGGTATATTTGACTTTGATAAGAGAGGTAATAATAAAATTCAAAATGCACAACAAGGTCTTTTAAAAGGACTGGCATCTGGTGTACCAGTATTAGGTGGACTTGCAAAAGGTCTAGGTAAACTATTTGGTCGTAAGAAAGAAGAAGTTACAGAAGCACCAGCACCAAAGAAGAGAGAGACATGGCAAGCTATGTCTATAGATACGATGAGAGATATGTCTGATGTGAGAACGGAAACTTTAAAACAATTCCAATATAAAGCACAAAGGGATAAGGATAATGAGAAGTTTATGCCTGCTCCTAGGACTATAATCCGTAACATTAAACAACCTGTAATAAATAATAGCGGTAATACTCCTGTGCCTATATACGCACCAACCTCACCAATGTTTACTTGTTAATAAATGGCACCAACAGTTAAAGTAAATAAAGCAACCATGTATAAGATGATATCTTATAAGGGTGTTTCTGGTGGCAAAAATAATTACTCACCTCTTACAGCAGCACAGAGACTGCCTCAGATTGAGAAGAGTTTTGGTAAGGGAATGAGTGCTGTCACAGCAGGTATTAACTCACTTGGACAAACTCTTAATAGTATTGCTAGGAGTACTGAATTTACATTATCAGGTTGGAAGTCATCTATTAAGTCACAGATAAGTGACAACAAATTACTTGTAAAGAAGGAAAAGATTGCAGAGAGAGGTAAGGTTAAGAGAGAGAAGAAGAGAGATAAAGAGGAGAAGGATAGAAGAAAGAAAGCTCAGAGAGATGAGGCAGAGAATAAAACTGAGAAGGATCCACTACTAAAACGTATTGGATCAGCATTTGCTGAGAAGACCAAGGCAGTAGGTAAGGGTCTCTTTGGTACTATAATAAGTCTATTTGGTAATCTTATAGGGACGTTTATATCCTATAATATATTTGATTGGATATCAAAGAATCCTAAGAAGGTCACTGCTTTCTTTAAGGTTATAGAAGGTATTGGTAAGTTTGTATTTAATGTTGTAGGATTCTTGTCTGGTATGTATCTTACTGGACTGACTAATTTCCTTGAGAATCCTATAAGTCTTAAAGGTTTCTTTGGTATATTCCAGTTCATACTGGGTGCGACACCTTTATTTGCAGCATTTGCATTCCTTAAGAATCCTCTTAAAGGGGTTAAGGTGCTTGGTAGTATCATTAGTAAGCTAGGTAATGGACTGAAGAATCTCTTTGGTTTTGGTAGTAAGGAAGATAAGTTAAAACAATTTAAACTTAAGAAAGCCACTGGACATAGGTTCGGGAAGGTTGGTAAGTTTATGGAGGGTAAGGTAGGTAAGGGACTACTTGCTGGTGGTGCTGCTGTTGGTGCATTTGGATCAGTTAAAGCTGCTGGTGGTAGTACTTCTGAAGCTGGTGGTGCTGCCGTTGGTGCTGGTGCTGGTCAAATGGCAGGAGCAGCAATAGGTGCTGCAACTGGAATTCCTGGTGCTGGTGCACTGGGAGGTATGATTGGTAGTATGGCAGGTGGCACTGTTGGTAAGGCAGTTGGTGGGATGATAGAACCAATTGTTAAACCTATAGGTGACTTCTTCAAGATGATTGGTGATACCTTTGGTGGTGTGGTTGAAGAGATTAAGAAACCAATGGAAGAATTCTTCACTGTATTAGGTGAAGTATTGGGTGGTATTATTGAGGCAATTAAACCTCACATGCCTATCATTAGTAAGATAATCAGCACAGGTATTAAGGTACTATTCTGGCCCTTATTCTTAGGTATGAAAGCATTGACTGCGGTGCTTAAGTTATTTACTGGTGGTAAAGGAGATAAAGGTCAAGAAGGAGATAAAGGATCCAAACCTACAGATAAGATAAAGGAAACACCTGGTGACCCTGGTGGTGGTGATCAACCAAAGACAACAAGTAAGAAATTTAAAGCTACGTTGGTTGCAGGTTTACCTGTAGGAGATAGATTACTACCTATACAGATGTCAATTATAGGTGCGAGTAAGGCGATGTCTGAGAAGAATTTCCAGAATCTAGCACCTCATGTTCAGGAAATGTATCTCAAGCAATTAGCGGAAGAAGGTAATGGTAATCCTGTAGAGCCTGCACCTCAACCTGGTACTGAGAAAAAGGGTGATTCAAAGGGTGGATTTGATTTTGCTAAGGGTGGTCTATTCAAGTCTGGAGGATGGATATCTGGACCTCAATCAGGTTATCCTGTATCATTAGATGGTGGAAAAAGTACTTCATTCATAGGTCATGGTACTGAGTGGGTTGGAGCTAAGAAGGCAGCAGGTGGTCAAGCATTTGTAGTACCATTTGATACTCCTGCAACTAGACAGAGACCTGGATTAACTAAGACACGCCTAGGAGAAGCAAAGAGAGGAGGTTATGCATTACCACAGGCATATGACCAGAGACTACGACCATATGCATGGGGTGGTAAGTGGTTAAAGAATACCTTTAATGCATTACCTCAGGTTAAAGCAGCTAAATGGGTAGGTGGTAAGGCATCTAATCTTATAGGTGGAGTAAAAGATACTCTTACTCAGAAGGATGATGAGGGTAAACCATCAGGTATAGCAAGGTGGTTAGCAGGTGCTGCTGATACATTAACTGGTAATAGATTTGATCTTGATAAGCGTGGATCCATGATGGATGGTGCTTCAAGACTGAAAGATAATATAGGTCAGAGACTTGAGGATGCTAAACAAAGAGAGAATTCAGAGAAATTTAAACAACTACAAGAGGCATTAGATGGTCCTCAGGTAGTTGCTATGGAAGAGCAAGCTGAAGCTATAGGTACAGGTGGTGGTGATGATGTACCTTTCGTTATACCTAGTGACCATGAGTTAGCTGCTGATAAGTATATCAAACCTAAGTATGGTCTACTACCTGAGTTTATGACAGATCCTGTGGAGTTTATGTAAATGGGTTTACCAGAAGTACTACAACAATTTCATAACAGTCTCACACAGATCACATATAATCCTGGTGAGGAGGTCTATGACGATCCTAGAAAGTTTGAGCTTAAGAAGCTTGAGATGGAGATGGTTAGTGGAGATAAACTTGATATAGGTCAACTTGTAGTTGACTTTGAATATCATGAGTCCATCGAATCATCCTTTTTAAGGTGTGACTTTAGTATATTTGATGCTGTAGATTTCAATAAGAATCTACTTGGTGGTGAGTATATAGATGTTGAGTTAGTTACTGCTGCTGCATTAAAAGAAGAACCTCTTAAGTTTAGGATGCAGGTCTTTAAGATAGGCAGTATCATTAAGAGTGAGAGAGGACAGATGTATATTTTACACTGTGTATCTCCTGAGATGTATATTGATGAGATGAATAAGGTATTCAAAGGATTTGGTCCAGGTGATGGTGCTGTAGATGAGGACTGTATACCCAAGTATATCTGTGAGAACTATCTCAAGGCAAAGGGTGGAGATAAGATAAAGAAAAAGAATTTTGAGAATCATTCAAAATATACATTCCTAGCATGTAGTTGGAAACCTAGTGATGCTATACATTTCCTATCAGATAAGGTAACTAGACTCAATAGTAGTAAGGGTGATAGTAAACAGTCAGGATTCTTATTCTGGGAGAATAGGAATGGATTCCAATTCAGATCAATAGACAGTATATGTGAGGGACATGCTCATAGAGAGAATGTATATACCTACAACTACATACAGAAATCACAGGAAGGTGTGGGTAACCTTGGTAGGTATTCTATAGAGAGTATTAAATATCCTGATAAAGCAAACCATCTATCTAATATGAGGATGGGTACTTATAAGACTGCTGCTATTGGTATATCATTTGCTGCTGCTAGAAATAGTTTTGCACCTGTATCTGGTAAGAAAGAGGATACTGAGGTTGATACTGTCACTGCATCAGGAGGTAGTGGATTATCACCAGCACCAGGTGGCACTGTAAATGAAGCAAGGGTATTAACCTTCGGTCAGATATTTAATAAGGCAACTACTTTAGAAGAAAGACCACCATATAAAGTACCAGACTTCTTTGATATTAAGAAGACACAACCTACTAGGATGAAGATCAGGGCATTGCCTGGTCTTAAGAATCAAACTAGTACTGCTAACCCTAATAATGGTACAAATCCAGATATCGACACAATGGCAGTTGCACAATATGCAGCAGCAAGGTATAATTTACTTAAGTCGATTCAACTTATAATTGAGGTACCTGGAAACTCTGCTTTAACTGCTGGTAATTTAATTAATATTATTATACCTGCATCTATAGAGGATGGTGAAAATCTTAAGGTTGACCAGAGGTTTAGTGGTAAGTATATTATCGCTGGACTAACTCACATATACAAGAGAGAAGGTCTAACATCCAGACTATATCTTGTTAGGGACTCCGTACCTAAGACAGAAGACTAATAAATAACTATACAGCTTATGGACAGTAAACTAATGCAAACCATAGAACAGCACATACAGCATGATAGAGAGATCTTGGATGATCCTCAGACTAATCCTGCTGCACGTCGCCATTATAAAGAGGAGTTGCATGAACTAGAAGTTTATGCACATAATCATGCTTCAGAGATAGAAGCAGGTGATCATCACGATCCTAATTGCATCGAATTATTCTGCGAGATGCATCCTGATGAACCAGAATGTCTCGTGTATGACGATTAAAAAATTAACTAAGGAAGAGATAGGTTATAAACCCACCGATAAACTATCTCAGATGTGGCTATTGAACCCTCATGACCATCATTTCTTATATCAAAGGGATGATGGTTCTTATTATGGGTTTTCACACATCAAAGGAGAAGATCCAGAAGAGTGGTTTTGGTTACCAGATGGTATACAACTAGAGTTATTTCCTAAGAAACCACCCAAGTCTAAACCACCAACTCAAGAGCAAATTGATCGTGCTCCACATCTTAATATTTTGGAGAAATATTATGGTAAGGGTTGGAAACCAGTAGAGAATAAAGATTTACCCCCTCATTTTGAATGAACTTTAATGATGTAGTGGGTCACTATAGGAATCAGAGACAAGCATACTCTAATCCTGCTAAGTGGCCCCAGATTGACATTAGAATAACTGAGCCCCAGTTTGGTACCTTAGAGGTTAAGTCATGGTACAAGTATAAAGGTGAGAAGGATCCTTATAATATAATCCAGTATCAATGGGAGGTGATGGATGAAAACATCATCTATAGTAAAAATAGGAATCTTATTACTGGTGACGATACTTGTAACTTCATCTGGCACTGGGATGGTAAATGGTGGAGTGGGAATCCTGATGGAGAGTGTATTCAAGGACCGACACGACTCGTATCGAAGATAAGATTTAATGGGCATGATTATAGGGCTATAGATACTGGGTATGACATAGAGACAGGAGCATTCCGTTGGGGTAAGCCTGAGGAGGATGGAGAATTTCTCTTTGTTCGCATTGATAAATAAAAGAAAACTATATTACAATGGCACAACGTACTGATTATCTCGGAAGAGACGGATATACATGGTGGGTCGGAGAGGTCGAGGATGTAGAAGACCCCTCACAGATCGGACGTGTTAAGGTGCGTATCCTTGGTTGGTATACAGGGATGAATGATGAGCAAGCATATTTAAAAGAGATGCCTACGGAGATACTACCGTGGGCCACGGTGTTGTTACCATGTGACCAACCACAGACCAAAGCAACAGGTACTACAACAGAATTACAACCAGGAGCATGGGTATTAGGTTTCTTCCTTGATGGTGAAGAAGCACAGTTACCTTGTGTACTAGGAGCATTCAGAGGATTCCAGCAGCAGAAATCAGATGCATTCACTACCATTGCAGACGGTACTATTGCAGAGAAGAAGAAAACTAATACTAATCAACAGAAGTCATTAGCTGGGACACCTGCTAGAGATGGTAACTCATATCCTAAAGTAAGTACTTCACCTTCTGATGAGAAGGCATCAAAACCAGAGGAAGCAAGAGGTGCTGGTGTTAACGTTGCTGAAGCAACTGTTGAAGGTAACCCAGTAACTAACCCTATTAAACCACCAACATTAGCACAAGGTATTGCTGATGGTGTTGCTGGTCCTGCTGGTAGTGGGTTTGAGAAAGATATGAAGAGGATGTTGACTGAGTTAGGTCAGATGGCATCATCTATGTCCTCAGGTCCAGGTGGATTTATCTCTGTCATCACAGGTAATAAGATGATGGGAGACAAGGTGAGGGAGCACCTTGGTAAGACAATGAACTTCCTATCCAGTGGTATATCTGGTATTCTTGCACCTCTGAAGGAGATGTTAGCGAAGTTAATCGCTGAGGTTGTGGGAATGTTGGTGAAGATTATATCTCAGTTTGTACCAGTTATAGTGGTGCAGATGTTAATGGCATTCCTAGAGCAGATCTTTGCTCTATTCTGTGCTAAGACACCAATGTGGTTAGGACTGGTGAAAGGGGCACTGAGTGATACGGCAAACTTTGCTAACCAAATGGCGAGCCTTGCTGTAGATAAGATAGCTACGTCTAAAATTGCTGGTAAGATTGACTCTGCTGTTAAAGGTTTAAGCAACCGTATCTTAGAAGGTATTACTAATGCAATGAATCGTGTAAGAGACGTTGCTGGTGATGTGATGTCTGCTATTAGTTCTGCTAAAGGTATGGCAGGGGCAGCGAAGTTAGGTGAGACTGTCAGTATGATTATGGAGTTTGACTTCACCTCATTAGATTGGGGTAGTCTTATTCAGATCCTTATGGCAATCTTAGGTGCACTATTCAAGAAGAGTTGTGGACGAAAGATAAAGAGACCAAGTAGTAAGTCATGGTTCCCTCTGTTAGGTACCACAAAGTGCGATAACATAGATGATGCTGTTAGAGGCACACCATACGAGAGCACTGACGCATTCTATAATCAAGGCACGAGTGTTGTTAACATGGCAACCTCTACAGATCAGGGTAGTTACATCGATAAGATGTTTACTGGTATTGATCCTTACTTAATGCAGACTTATAGTGCATTGAATGGTACTAGAATTATAGATGATGCTACTCCAGGTATAGAGAAGAGAATGCAGACTGGACCTGGAGGTGTGAGTATATTTGAGGACAGTTGGGGTAATAGACATAGTAATGTCCCAAGTAATGATACAACTATTGTTGCTGGTGATAAGTGTCAGACTATTAAAGGTAACTATGCCCTAACAGTAGAGGGTGATTTCTATCTTAAGGTCATGGGTAACATGCACCAAGAGGTTGAAGGATCATGGAATGGTCACTACTCTCAGGGACCACAGGCAGAATCATCAGGATCCTCTAAGACACCTGATACTTCAACCACTGGTGGATCTATGCAACAGGTTGATACTAATGTATCTCAAGGAAGGATCTCAGCAGATGTACAACAGCAGAGTAATACCTTAAACCAATCAACAACAGAACTTAAGAAAGATTTAGAGACTCTAAATGTAGGTGGTTTCTATCCAGTAGATAAGATACCATATCCTATGGGTGCTGATACATGGGGAAGGACACAGCATGGTCCTAAACTAGCAGGTAGTTTATCAGATGATACAGAGCAGAAGTCTTCTGCTAGATTTGAGGGAGATCGTGATGTCTCTATCACTGGTGAATATAAATTCCAAGCAGCAAAGTTAAGTCTTGCTGCTATTGAGTCGATGCAGATTAACTCACAGAATACCAAGATAGAAGGTAATACTATTGAGATAATGGCAGATGGAGAGATAGTCCAACAGGCAAACTGGATTACTTCCTTCTTAAATGCAGGTAGATTTGAGTTTATTGCTCTATTCAACCCAATGTCTGCATCCTTGACAGGACAGTTTGCTATAGTTAAAGGATCTATCGTAGATATTACTGCTGACCTACCTTTCCCAGGCATGGCACCACCAACACAGATCAGGATATCTGTTGGTACTCAGATGCCTAGCAGTTTTGCTGACATCATGGTAGGATCACAAAACGCATTCCATGCTACCTTCATTGCTGCACCTACTGGTGTCATTGCAGAATTCGTGCCATCAGGAGCAATTATTAACCAATGTAACGCTGGTTTAGGGGCATATGTGGTCAACACTGGTTACCTGGCAGCAGGTTGTGCTATGGGACCAACACAGATCTTCGGCTTGCCAGTCTTGCTGAACTAGTGTATACTATGAGCAGTGACCCATCTATCATGGCAGAGATAACAGGAGACAACGAGACTTACCTAGAGCATATCTGGGTCAACGTTGCAAAGAGAGAAGTTAAAATTATGGATAATGAAGGATATGATGAGATAGTGACTTGGGAGTTTAGTCCAGACGGTGTTGATGGGTTCACTGAAACACTACAGCATTTCAAACGACTAGTCCCAGAGGACATGATTACATACCTATGAACATTATTTCACTAACTCAAAAAGAGTTTACAGAGAATGTAGATTTTGCTTTTACCTTAGCAAAGAAAGGACATTCACTTAAGATTAAAACCGATGATAACATTGTATTATTGGTTACAGCAGTGGCTTCAGAGGTTAACGACCCTGAAAATCCAGAGCTAAATATTCCAAGTCCTGATGAATTTGTGCCAGATCCAGTGGCAACACAAGCGTATGTGACACAAGCATTGGGGGAAATGACGAAAGGGTTCTAACATGAAGGGACGTATCACACGCAAGTATTGCTACCTAAACGGATCAGTAGTTGACATGTGGTATATCCAAGGTATTCCTTTTACATTTGAGGAATTACCACAAGCAATGCAAGAGCTTGATGAGGTCGAAGAGGAGGCAGCAGAAGCACAGGGATATAGTATGGATGACATGTATAAATGGTCAAACTATCTTATACTTGAGCAGTGCCACCCACTACTCTTCACAGTAGAAGAGTTTATTGAAAATTATGAGGAAGTTCCTGAATGAAGATTTTTTTAGATACTGCTGATGTCCCGACCATTCTCAAACATTGGGAGACTGGTTTGATTGATGGTGTCACAACTAACCCATCTCTTATTCGTAAGAGTGGTAGAGATCCAGAGGATGTCTATCGTGAGTTATCACTGGCAGGTATTCCAGACATTAGTATGGAAGTTGTAGAGGATATGATTGGAGAAGGTAGAAGACTCTCTAAAGAATTTCCTTACGTTAGTACAATTAAGGTGCCATGCACACCAGAAGGATTAAAAGCATGTAAAGTATTATCAGATGATGGAGTCAGAGTAAATGTTACGCTTATCTTTAACGCAGCTCAGGCTATACTTGCATCAAAGGCAGGTGCTGCGTACGTCTCTCCTTTTATTGGGAGGTTGGATGACAATTCTGTTGCTGGATTGGAGATTGTCAGGTCAATAAGTGAAGTATATAGAGTGCAAGGAGTCGATACAAAGATACTTGCAGCATCTATCCGTGATGTATATAAAGTCACTAGATCATTCTGGAATGGTGCACATATAGTTACCATGCCACCCAAGATCTTTGAAGGAATGTATAACCATATCCTTACTGATAAAGGACTAGAGATATTTGATAAGGATTATCAAGCAACCATTAGGAGTTCTGCCTATGTACCACCAACTTCCATTAACCGTAGTGCTAGACCTGGCGGTGAGTTAGATGCTTTCTGATGAGGGTGTAGAATATATAAAGCAATACTACCCCATTCCTGATGTGACATGGGAGGATGTCATCGAGAAACTCGATGAGGATGTATTAGATGGTGATTGGGGCTATTCTAATACAAAATATCCAGATAAAATCCTTCCAGTTATTGTAGGTACTGGCCGATATGTGCCAGAGTCTATACTACCGATATGGGAAGCAGTTGTAGAGGATGTAGGTATGAATTGTATGCATACCTATATTGGTTTTTCCAAGTTTTCTGCAACGTTAGGCCGACATAATGATGATATGGATGTCTTCATTGTGCAAGCAATAGGAGAAACATCATATAAGTTTGATTCTGGAGTATGTCATACATTAAAACCAGGTGATGCTATATTCATACCAGCGTATGTTTATCACCACCCTTTTAGTCATGGACCTAGAGTTTCACTAAGTTTTTCAAATGACGGAAGAAGTTAACTGGAGTATAGAAGATCTCAGGAAGTCAATAGTTGACAGTGCTGAGAACTATGATAGAATAATTCAAAGTATGAAGGAAAATGAGTCTAAAGACAGAAAAGAGAAGAGCACAGGTGAAGAGTAGATTTTATTATCTCTTCTGGGGTGCTGCAACTGTATCAGTTTTATTTGGACAATTATATGTTGGATCAGGATATAGACAGTTTGCAGGTGCACTCAATAGATTGTTTGATACCATTGAAGTTCAAGTAAATGACTACAATAGATTTTATTGAAGAATATCCTGATCTATTAAGCCAAGTAGCTTGTGATGGTATTATTGAGCGTATGGATCATATTATTGATCATAGTATATCACCATACAAGACTAAGAATGATGTAGCAGATAGTAGAGTTGATGCTGCTTGTTTTGCTGAACATGACTACCCAGAAGCACATGAGTTAGTTAATATTGCAGTAGGTAAGGCAATTGAACAGTATGTTGAAAAATATAATATTATAGACTTTAATAAGCATCGTATTGTGATGCCTTATACCTCTTGGACAGTTAAATTGCAGAGGACACCTAAAAATGGTGGGTATCATAAATGGCATGTTGAGAATAGTGGTCATTATAAGGATAACAATCGTATTCTTGCTTGGACACTATACTTAAGCACACATGAAGGTGAGGCAGAGACTGAGTTCTTAATGCAAGGTAAGAGAATATATCCTGTTGCTGGTACCGTAGCAATATGGCCAGCATGTTGGACACATGTCCATAGAGGTAATCCACCATACAGTAAAAACAAGTATATTGCTACTGGATGGTTTGCAACTAATGGTGAGGACTAGGCATAAATTTTTATTAAAAAGTCCTGGAATACGGACCTAAATCTTATAAATAGTAGCGAAGTTTGGAGGGGCAAGATGCACTGAAAACTCTCTATATTATGAGTCAAATTTCAAACAGGAGTTACATGCACAATATTCGATCACAAAATCAATTAGCTGAGTGGAAGCACTTAAAAGAAGACTACTGCCTTAATACCCCTCAGGACGAACTAATCGACGATTATTTCAACTGTATAGTTAACGCAGATAGTCATGAGCAAGAGAAAATATGTCAAGAACTGCTCTGTTAATAAGTGTTTCAAACTTTTCCACTAGGAACAGTGACTTAGATTGTGCAGTAACTAAGGAACCCCCGATAAGGGGGTTTTTTGTCGTATAAATAAAGTTGTAGCAAATTGTGAAAACGCAGTGGCAACTAAAAGAATATCCCAGTTAGAAACAATTTCCAATGATCTAGTAACTGGCGAAGCTATTCTTCCTATTGTTATCTCTGATCCACTAATACCTAATAGAAAAGCAAAGGTCAATCAACTTTTCCGTGGTCTTAGTGCAGGATCACAGGCAGCCCCAGGATTAGCTTTCGACCTTGATAGAGACACTGGAATATATCAGACTGCCATTGATGAGATTGGGCTCTCATTTGGTAGTGCCTCTCTCTATAATAGTCGAAGAGAAAATACAGATGGATCGAGCACTCTATTAATTAGAGCAATCGATACTGCATCTGCATCTTCTAGTATAGAGATGACACCACAAGGTAGTGGTTTCTTCACAGTTAATGGATCTATAATTCAGACTGATGCTCAGTTCTACTTACAAGGTGATCAAAACACTGGTAAGAGAGCACATTTTAATGTAGATACTATTTCTACACAGTCAGGGACACGTCGTTTTGATCTACCTAACGTTGGTACTAATACAAGTACAACTTTGGTTGCTAATGACACATTCCAAACATTAACTAATAAGACTATTCTTATTAAGGACTCTGAGTTACAAATCACAGGATCTACTGCTACTGACAAGATTGCTAAGTTTGAAACTGACGCATGGGAATCACCAGGTGCACACACCTATAAGTTACCTGACTTTGGTGCTGCACAGACTCAATCTACATTACTTGATGACATAACAAATCAGAATGTATTCAACAAGAATATGGTTAACCCCACATTCTCTAATACACCTTCTGATGATGAGAATAATCCTACTCGTTATGTTATATTTGATTCATCTGGATTAACTAATAACAGGACTGTTACATTCCCTGACCTCAACATCAAGATAGTTGGTGAAGCATCTTCACAGACTATTACTAACAAGGTTTACAAGGGAGCAATATTCTGCGATACTGATCCTGCTGATGGTGAAGGAAGAAAGATACAGTTAGACTTATCTAATATAGAGGATAACCAGACTTATACGTTTGCATTCCCAGATGATGATCCAACTGCACCTCTTAATACTTCAGGTACAAACGTCCTAGTTAGTGAGTTAAAGACACAGTTCCTAAAGAATAAAACCTTAGAATTGTGTAAGCTAAATAATCCTAATAACGTCAACGGACTTATAACCTTTGACGCAAGCAATATTGACGATTCAGTTACTATACAATTCCCCAACGCTGACGCAACCCTACTTTCTACTAATAACATTAGTGATGTTGCAATTAGTTTCGGTGGAGCACTCGCAGCACCTGTCTTAGGAGGACAGATTAGACTACAACAACATTTCTTATCAGGTTGGTAAATTAAAATGACAGCAGGAAGATTAGCCGCTGATAAACCAGGGGCAACCACAAATACAGTTTTATACAAGTGTAATACCACTAGGAGTGGTAGTACTGTTTTAAATGTGTGTAACCAAGGTAGTGGATCAGCATCTTACAGAGCTGCACTTCGTGACTATGACCAAGTGCTTCATTTAGATGGTACCAATACATCCACATATAAACTTGTTAAAGGTAATCCTATAACAGGATATAAACTGAAACTGAATCCAGGTTTCCAAGATGCTAATGCTATACCAGGATCTCAGATAACAACTACTAATGGTGCTGAAGCAAAAATTCTTGATGTATTTAAACCAACTGCTGACGTTGTATTATACACACAAGTAAAAGAAATTAGTTTAACCAACCTACAGGCAGATAGTCTTGCTGGTACTCTCCAAGGTGGTGAAACATTAACTGGTGCAACTTCTGGATTAACTGCAAAGTATAGAGGATCTCAAGGTACTTCTCAGTTATACATTGAGTATACAGATATTCCTGCTAATGGCACACAGGTGCAGATCTCACGTAACACTGGTCTTGCCGATGGTATGTATCTTACTATTGGATCAGACGCTAACATAGGTGGTGAGGTTTCAACCATTAATGCTAGTGGTATTAATACTACTACCAACCAATTAACTATTACCAGAAACCAACTTGGTACCACATCTGCTGCTATTAAGGCAGGTAGTAGAATCAATGCTTGGTCAGAATCCGCAACAACTACAACCATTGACGAGGGTGCAACCTATGTCGCTGGTGATACTACACTAACAGTTGCTGACTCTACTGGATTTGTATCTGGTGGTATTATTAAGATTGATAATGAATTACTAGAGATTACAGATGTTGCAGGTAATGACCTAACTGTACAACGTAACAGATTTGGTACTGCTGATGTTGACCATAATAATGGTGCTAACGTTACTCTTTTAACAGATAATGGTGTTTATCTCTTAAATTATTGGACAGAAGGTGAGTCATTCACTGGATCAGCATCTAACGCTACTGCTACATTTGAATTTGCAGTTGATACTGCTGCTACCATTCTAACCAAGTATGTTGTAACTGAAACTGGTGTTGCTGCTACCGATCATATCTATGTTGCATCTCCACAGTATGATATAGGTAGGACTTACAAGTATGACCTAGTGGATGCTAGTAACAACAACTATCCACTTAAATTCTCAGCAGATGATGCTGAAGGTACTAATGGGTCAGGTACTGAATATACTGCTGGAGTCAGTAAGGTAGGTACCGCAGGTACAGCAGGTGCATATACATCTATTGAAATTACATCTGATACTCAGACAAACTTATTTGTCTATGCAGACGGCACACCTACAGGTGATACTCAAGGAATAGGTTTTAACACTTCTGTTAATGCTAACCCAGCATATGTAGAGGTATTCATTTATGACGTTGCTGGTGAACCATTAGTTGGTGGTGATACTTTCACTCTTAACGAAGTTACACAGACTGTTGAGAATGTTGGTGGTGTTACTCCTGGTCCTTATGGATTTGTCCAGCACTTTGATCATGATACCTGTCACCTCAAGGTTACTCTAGGTGTAGGGTCTGAAGCATTTGCTTCTGGAGATCAATTCTATGATACTCCTACACTAAACAATGGTACCAGAACAATGGCAACCGTAGTTAGTGGGAAAGCAATAGCACTTGATAGTGTAGGTGGTGCTGATGCATCAAGGACAGCAGGTACTTATACAAATATCTCACCTAATGCTACTACTGGTAGTGGAGATCTAACCACAACGAAAGTTACTGTGGTAGTTGATGGATCGGGTGCAGCGACTGTAACTCTACTTAACGGTGGATTTGGACATGCAGCAGCAAATACTCTTACTGTTAATGATTCTCAATTAGGTGGTGGTGGAGCTGCTAACCTCACATTTAATGTCGCAACTATTGGTGCTGCCGATGGTTTAGAGGCAGACACAACAGAAATATACAATGGAGAAGATTATCTTTTCTATGATAATGCTCTTGCGGGTAATACGACTGATAAGAATACATCTATTATAGTGGGTCCTGGTCAGAACCTACTTGTATATTCTTCAGCAGCAGATCTTAGTTATGTTGTCAATGGATTTGAAACACAATCTGATGACTTCGAGGTGATAAACATGACTAAAATAAGCTTCTAAGAAGCAAATAAATATATCAGTAGGATCATCAGGTAATGGCACTTACTCGTCTTAAAAATATCATCACGTCGAGGACTGGACGTATTATATACGTTAACCCCGACGATTTTGATGCATCGGATGCTTATGATAACCGAGGTAACTCTGCATTGCGTCCATTTAAGACGTTACAACGTGCATTCCTTGAGGTAGCAAGATTTTCATATAGAGTTGGACTTAGTAATGACGAATTTGACGCATTTAGTATATACCTCTATCCATCTGAATATGTAATTGATAATAGACCTGGTATATCTGACTATAATCAGATACAACCATTTAATGAGAATAGTAACTTTGACCTTACCTCAGCATCTAACGAACTTTATAAATTCAATTCAACTCGTGGTGGCGTTATCGTACCCAGAGGTTGTTCAGTTGTGGGATCCGACCTCAGAAGAACTAAGATTGTACCTAAGTATGTACCGTATCCAACAGTACAAGGATCATTAGGTATTACTGCTGCAAACGAACCAGTCCCTGCTGGTATATTCAAACTAACTGGTGGATGTTACTTCTGGCAGCAATCATTCTTTGATGGAGATAATACAGGTGTATACTATCGTGATGATCTATCACAGATAGCACCAAACTTCTCACACCACAAACTCACATGTTTTGAGTTTGCTAATGTAGAAGACTTAGAGTTATATTACCAAAAGATATCAAAAGGATATGCTGTTATCCCTGACACCTCTGGTATACCTGCACAAGACCAAATGCAGGCGAGGGTTGAGGAAAACAGAATTGTAGGTCCTATATCTGATGAATTTGCAGTATCACAGATTATAAGAAATGGACAAACTGCAACAGCATTTACAGTCGATGAACTCGGTAATCCGAAGAACCATGGATTCTCCGTGGGTGTCGCTGTTAATATATCTGGGGTTACTGGTCCTACTGACCAAGATGCTCTCCTCTATAATGGATCATTCTTGGTAACCAGTGCACAAGGTAACCAATTTACTTACCAGATGTCCGCAGAGCCGTCTGGTAACGCACTAGGTAACAACGTACTAGTCAAGGTCGAGATTGATACAGTTGACTCTGCTTCACCATATGTCTTCAACTGCTCGTTAAGATCAGTATGGGGTATAAATGGTATGCATGCTGACGGTAGTCAAGCAACAGGTTTCAAGTCAATGGTTGTTGCCCAGTTTACTGGAATATCGCTACAGAAAGATGACCGAGCGTTCGTTCTTTACAACCAAACTACTGGAGCGTATGAACCCCAAGCTGCGGGATCAGGTGCTCACATTAATGGCCTCGCCAAGTACCGAAAGGGATGGAGACATCGACACATCAAAGCATCAAATGACGCTTTCATCCAAGTCGTCTCTGTGTTCGCAGTCGGATTCGGAGATCATTTCTTCTCTGACAGTGGAGGAGACCTCTCGATTACCAACTCGAACTCAAACTTTGGTAACACTTCTCTCCGATCTAAAGGCTTTAAGGCAGCAGCATTTACGAAAGATAAAGCAGGGCAAATTACACATGTAATACCACCTAAGTCTTTGAGTGATGTCGAAGAGATTTCTATTAACTGGGTGACAGTTGATATCACTAAGACGAAGAGTGTTGCAGACCCAACAAAACTATTTCTCTACGGTTATACGGTAGAGACAGGCCGACCACCAAGTAAGGTGCAAGGATATACTATAGGTGCTAGAAGGGATGACGTTAATACCCCTGACAGACTATATGTTCTCCTTATTGCTTCTGGTGCGTCTGAACCTACTACTCATTATGCAGATATTAACCCAAGTGGTACTACTGTAACAGGTACTAGAGCAGGTGATGATGAATCACCAATCAGGTGGGACAGCACAAATAGCCAGTGGTATATACAGGTAGATGGAGCACAGAATACCATCTATACTACACTACAGGCAAACAGTCTATATCAAAACCTTGGATTTACACCTACTACCTTTATAAGGAGGGTACCCGATGCTAGAAACTTGGTTGATAGGATATACAGGTATCGCTATGTACTTGATAAGGACGCATTTCCCGTACCTAGAGTTCCCATTACAGGTTTTGTTCTCCAACCACGAAGTAGTGAAACCAATAGTCCAGCATACAGCAAAACATATTACATATATGCTGTAGAGACTCAAACAGTATTTGAAAGAGGTGTAACTGACGGTGTATACTATCTGACGCTATTAAATGCCAGTGTATCTCCATCTACATCTAACTTTAATGATTTCGCATTCTCACAGGCAACAGTTGATCTCTATCCTGCATTTGACAGAGACAACCCAGTAGCAGACCCAGCAGCATCTGTATCAATAGCAAGTAACGAGACTCTTGGAGTTGTTACTACTACTGACGGTGCATCTCCTACTCCTAATGAGGACACACAAAGATCTATCACTAAGGAAACATCTCAGTACTTCCTATTAGAATCTGAGAATAACTTAGGATATAATACTACTTCAAACGTATTGAATGGTATCTCAGTTACAGCACGACTGGGTGATGCAGAAGATCGTAAGATCGCACTCAAACTGAATGCTGATAACTCGGTGCAGTCTCAACTTATAGAGTTAAGACGATACTCAATTCTAAGAGCATCAGGTCACACGTTTGAATACCTAGGATTTGGTCCAGGTAACTACTCAACTGCATTCCCATCTACACAGGTAGAAGTACTAACGCCAGCAGCAGTCAGACTATCACAGTCACTGAAAGAAGCAGCAGGTGTTGCATACTACTCTGGTGTTAACAGTGATGGTGAGTTGTTTGTTGGTAACCAGGTTATCAACCCAGTTACAGGTCAGATCACTAACGAAGATATTGCTCAACTTAATGTGTTGGGTGAGGAAGGTACCACTATTGAAACCTTCTCAGAGATTGTGCTTACCGATAAACTAACGGTTATTGGTGGTGCATCTAACCAGTTGGAATCTGTATTCTCTGGTCCTGTTACATTCCAAAAGAAAGTAACATCACAGGATACCTTACAGACTCTAAACTTTACCTTATCTAACGATGATGGTACTGTTTTGAGGAATACATTCCTTGCTGAGGATGATGGTACTGGAATACCTGTTACTACAGCAGGTGCTGCTTATAATAGTGGCGATATAGCATATAACGTAGACTGGACTCCAGGTACTTTCTTAGGATGGATATATGATTCAGGTACTTGGTATAAGTTTGGATTAAGTGATACTGCACCTATTCAATCGGGTAGGTTCTCTGGTGTCACTCACTATGGTATTGGTGAAGCACCTGATGCTTTAAATAGAATGAGAATTACAGGTAACGTCACAGTTACAGGTGATATTGATGTATCAGGTAAGTATGGTTGTGCAGATAAGTATACTCTGGCAACTGGTGTTAATAATGGTAATAATGGAGTTATGTATTCTGGTGATGGTACGACGAATACCTTCGCTATATCTCCAGGACACACAGCATATTCTGTAATAGTATTCTTGAATGGTGTTTGCCAAAGACCAGGAATTGACTACACAGTGTCATCTAACGCAGTTGACTTCTCAGTTGGTACAGTCCCACAAACAGGTGATAACATTCAAATTCGTGAACTTGTTATCTAAATAGTATAAAAGAAGGATACCTATGTCCACCAAAATTATAGGAAATCAGATTGATGCGACTACACGTGCCATAATGGAGGCACTACAGGTAACCGAGCAATTAAACCTTCCTAACCTTAACCAAACTCAAGTTACTGCCTTAGGCACACCTGCCTATGGTACTCTCGTGTACAATAGTACCGAGGACATGGCACAGATCTATAAACAAGATGCTGCTCAAGGTGTCCCAGGTTGGACAGACGTAGGTGGAGGAGGTCCATCAGTTGGTGAGAATAGTATAATCAGGACTAATGGTACTACTATTGCAGAAAATTTAACTATAGGTCCAGTTGCTAACGGTGGTGTGGAATTCACCAACGGTTTCAGTGCAGGTCCAATAACTATTGCGAACGGATATACTGTTACCATTGAGAATGGTGCTTCATGGAATATAATTGGTGGTGACGATCAGATGTCACTTGAAGTTGCCGATATTATGACCGTAGATGCCAAGGTCACTGGTTGGTTACACTTCTCAGAGACTAAGGAAGGAATAACATATTATAATACTACTGGTGGTATTACTCACAACTGGAATAATAATAATACTATTTGGTTAACTAAAGAGGGTGGTGGTAACTTTACACTCAACTTAACCAATGTCCCTACAGGTGAAGGTTTAGGATTAGGATTTACAATAGTAATAGAAGATCAAGGTGGTACTGGAATACCTTCTACATTCCAAATAGATGGTGTCACCCATGATGTACAATGGGCTGGTGGATCACAACCTAGTCATAGTAATAAGTATTGTGTAGTTTCATTTGCTATAATTGATAAGTCACCTAACCCAGGAACAAATCCACCGCAGAGTATGATCGTACTCGGATCTGCGGGTAACTATGATCAATAGGAGGTGACCAGTGGCTACTAAATTTGGAATGTCAGGTAGAACAAATCCTCTTACTGCTGGACTAGGTGGCATGGGATCTGGTGCTGGTGGCGGTGGAGGAGGCGGTGGTGTCCCTATAGGCACAACCCAAGGTAATCCTGCTTCCAATGCAGTACAGATAAGAGATTCAGGACAGAGTGCAGAAGGAGCATATTGGATTAGTTTACCTAATGTAGGTACAACACAGATATATTGTGCACCATCTAGTAGTTTTGCTGGTGGTGGGTGGATGCTTGCATGGAAGTGTACAAGAGGTAGTAGATTCCCATTTGGATCTAGTTACTGGACATCGACTAATACATATAGGGAGACAGATATGTCTCGGAGTGATTCAGATGCTAAGTATCACACCTATAACTATTACTCATGTTCAGATGTATTAGCAATTTTCCCTGACCTTAATAACGGTGGCCAAGCATCAGGATATGGTGGTGGTTGGAGTTGGTATCAACCAAATATTAATATGACAATGAGGTCAAGACTACAGTCACAGTATCAGATCAGTGGTAACCCACGTGGTCAGAATATGTGGCAAGGATCTGGATTCTCATCACAAGGTGGTCATCAGTGGTATGGTTTCTACTATACATTTGGTGGACACTCTACTAATACTAGATGGGGATTTGGTTGGAATAACGAGGGTGGTCCTGGATCTAATGATGTTATATCTGGTATAGGACTACAACGTAGTGGTACCTCAGCAGGTGACCATATATACTGTTGTCAAAACTATACTGGTGTCAACAGGACAATACGTGCGGAGATTTGGGTAAGATGACTTATGAAAATTATGTCACATTTGCTAAACAATGGGAGACCAACTCAGCAGGTGCTCACATAAATGCTTATGCCAAATTGATTGGTGATGAAATAGCAAAGGTCAAGTCTGGACAACAGACTATTGAGCAATTTGCTGCTGCTGTTGATGAATTGCCAGATGGTACGTATGGCACTGGAACTAATACAAATCCTAAGGGAGAAGCATCAGCATTAAATTATATTAGGGATAGAATTATACATTACTATCCTGATTAATATTATAAATACTTTGGAGGTCTAAAGAATAACATGGCACAGTTAAATCTGGGAGCTATTAAAGATTTAGGAGGAGTTGGTGGATTCACCTTCGCTTCAGGAGGTATCACAGCTAACGGTAGTTTGACTGTAACTGACATTCAGATTGATGGTACCATTGCTGGATCTTCAGGATATGTACTTCCAAACCCTTCAGGTAATACCGATCAATATATTTCTAACAACGGATCTGCTCTAACATGGGGTAGTATTTCAGTTGCATCAGGAGTCAGATCTATGCAGGTCTGGACTTCTAATGGTACGTGGTATAAACCATCTGGTGTTGGTACTATAATGGTAACCGTAACAGGTGCAGGTGGAGGAGGTTCAGGATATAGTGAAGGTGGCGGTTCTGGGGGTACTGCTCAGAGACAGATTGATGTTACTAATGTTTCGTCAGTATCAGTCACAGTAGGTAATCCAGGTGGTGGAACAAATTATAGTGGATGTGGTGGTGGAGGTAATTCTTCTTCATTCGGATCATATTGTTCAGCATCGGGAGGATATGGTGCCAACTGTCGTCAGGGACGTGCAGGTGGTATCGGAGGCAACGGTTCAGGTGGATCGTTAAATGTCTATGGAGGTGGTGGTGAAGGTCACGGATCACACTACATGTATGGTTCTCATTCATGTGGTTCTAGTTACTGGGGTGGTAGTCAACCATCAAGTCACCAGCAAAACAACTACGCTCACAGACATCAATCACACTGTGCTTGGGGTGCAGGTGGAAATGGATGCCAGTTCTATGGTCGAGGTGCTAGAGGACGTGAAGGTGTCGTCGTAGTCCATGAGTTCTACGGATAAATAAAACAGGATTAGTTGACCTATGTCAAAACTTAAAGTATCTGCTATTAAAGATTTAACTGGGGCTAATGGATTCATGCTTGCTGGTGGTACAATCACTGCAACCACGACTCTATCAGTCTCAGATATTACTATTAATGGCACCATTACAGGAGGATCAACATACATTGTCCCTGCTCAAGGGGGTAATGAAGGTAAAGCACTGAGATCTACTGGTAGTGGATTTGCTTGGTCGTCAGTCTCTGCTGGGTCAGGAATAAGATCCATGCAAGTCTGGACATCAAATGGTACTTGGAATAAACCTGCTGATGTAGGATCTATCATCGTCACTGTTATAGGTGCTGGTGGTGGAGGATCAGGATATAATGAATCAGGTGGTTCAGGAGGAATGTCAGAAAGAGTTATTGACGTTTCTAATGTATCTTCGGTATCTGTCACGATAGGAAATCCAGGAGGTGGTACTAGTTACTCAGGATGTGGTGGTAATGGAAACTCATCATCATTCGGTAGTTATTGCAGTGCATCTGGAGGATACGGTGCAAACTGTCGTCAAGGTAGAGCAGGAGGTATAGGTGGTAATGGTTCAGGTGGTAACCTAAACGTCTACGGAGGTGGAGGTGCTGGTCATGGATCATATTGGGCATGGGGATGTCACCAAGGTGGTACCTCATTCATGGGTGGTTCACAACCTTCAAGTCACCAGCAATGTGATTATGCTCATAGACACCAATCCCACGCAGCGTGGGGTGCTGGCGGTAACGGTGCTAGACACGGTTGTCGTGGAGCAAGAGGTCGTGAAGGTGTCGTTGTTGTTCAGGAGTTCTACGGATGAGTGTTCTTAAAGTCACAGGTTGTACAGATATATCTGGTCTTGGAGGATTTGATCTCTCCAGTGGATCAATTACCTGTAATGGAACCTTACGAGTACAAAATATAAACATTAACGGTAGTATATCAGGGTCATCTCCATATAATATACCGTCATTCTCTGGTCAGTCTGGTAAATTCTTAAGTACCAACGGAACCAACCTAGTCTGGTCAAGTGAAATACAATCAGGTGGAGGTGGTGCTGGTTTCAGATCTATGCAGGTCTGGACATCTAACGGCACATGGAATAAACCATCTGGTGTCGGATCCATTCAGGTACAAGTAGTTGGTGCTGGTGGCGGGGGATCAGGGTATGGTGAGTCAGGAGGAGCAGGTGGTTTCTCCCAACGAGTCATTGATGTAAGTAATATTTCATCTGTATCAGTCACTGTGGGTAACCCAGGTGGTGGTACAAACTATTCAGGATGTGGTGGTGGAGGTAATTCCTCATCATTTGGTAACTATTGTTCTGCTGGTGGTGGATATGGTGCAAACTGTAGACAAGGTAGAGCAGGTGGAATAGGTGGAAATGGTTCAGGTGGTAACCTCAATGTGTATGGAGGTGGAGGTAATGGATATGGAGACTGGTCAACGTATGCTTCCCACTCAGGTGGTAGATCATACTTTGGAGGATCTCAACCAGCATCTCACCAGCAGAATGATTATGCACATAGACACCAGTCACACTGTGCTTGGGGTGCAGGTGGTAATGGATCTCAATTCTTCTCAAGAGGAGCAAGAGGTCGTGAAGGTGTGGTCGTAGTTTTTGAGTACTACGGTTAACTTATAAATAAATCAAGGAGTTAAATTACTATCATGGCTAAATGGGCAATAGTTGATAAAGTTACAGGTGCTCTTACTGACATTATCGACGAAGCAGACAAATTTGAAATTTATGAAGGTGCTGACGCTAACCATAAGTGGTGTGAAGTGCCAGATGATACTACCTATGAACATTCTATGATTAATGGTGTGGTAGTACACAGATCAGATAATGAAGATTTAAGAGAAGATGCAGTAGTTGAAAGAATTATTGCTTACGGTAACGTAGGTGAGCAATTAGATATGATGTATAGAGATAATATCAATGGTACTACTGAGTGGAAGGATCATGTTGCTTCTGTTAAGGCAGGTACAACTAAACCATCTACTATTCCTGCATTTGTCCAAGATCCTAAGAAGGTACAACTAGAGGGTAGAGCAGCGTGGGATCCCTGGGTTGACAACTGGACACCACCATAGTATTATACTGAGAGCAATACTTCGTTATGAAAATCGTTATTGTTGGAGGTGGCAGTGCTGGATGGATGACTGCTGCCACATTGGTAAAAGCATATCCAGAATGGGACATAACTCTCTACGAAGACGAGAGAACACCGACTGTGGGAGTAGGGGAATCTACTACACAGTTTTTTGCTAAGTGGATACATTTCCTCGATGTTAAAGATGAGGAGTGGATGCCAGCGTGTGATGCAACATATAAAATTAGTGTAAGATTCTGTGATTTCCATAAGAAAGGGGATGATCCTTGGCAGTATCCATTTGCATTGCCAAGAGAGGTAGGTCTACCCGATCAGTGGTGGTATAATGCAGACAAGTATGGATGGAAATATGGACAGTTTGCTAGAGATTTCTTTATAGCAGCAGAATGTGCTGAACAGAATAAACTACCAGTAAATAGACCAGAGTTTGATTTAAAGGTACACTCAGGGTATCAGATGGATGCTGTTAAGTTTGCAGCATGGTTAAGAGATGACTACTGTAAACCTAGAGGTGTCAAGCATAAGATTGAGAGAGTTGATCCAGATAAGTTACCAGAAGCAGATTTATATTTCGATTGCACAGGGTTTGCATGTCTATTAGATAAGAGTGAGTGGTTAGATTACAGTGACTTCTTACCTAACAACCACGCCTGGGTGACTAGGATAGGGTATCAGGATATGGAGAACCAGATGGTACCATATACCAACTGCACTGCATTAAATAATGGTTGGGTGTGGAATGTCCCATTGATTCATAGAATGGGTACAGGTTATGTGTTCTCTGATAAGTTTACTACACCAGAGGAAGCAAGAGATGAGTTTAGAAATTACCTAGCAGATAATGTAGAGTCAGATGTAGGAGCATACACTGATAATATGTTCCGTCTGTTAAAGTATAAGTGTGGAAGGAAGAAGGAACCTTGGAATGGTAAGGTTATATCTATTGGACTATCCTCTGGTTTTATTGAACCAGTAGAGTCTAATGGTTTACTATCAGTCCATCAGATGCTATTATTATTCCTCAGAGTAATGAAGGATAGGACTGTAATCACTCAATTTATGAGAGATACATTTAATAATAGATCTAATAATGCATTCGATGGTTTCACATCATTTGTTGCATTACATTATGCTATGACACAACGTGATGATAGTGATTACTGGAAGCATGTGGGTACTATTAGATATCCATATGAGCAGTTGACTGCTACCGTTCAAGAAACATATCTTTCAGAGTCTGCTAACTTCAGTAACTGGACATGGGATGAGCAAGCGATGTGGTGTGTAATGGCAGGTCATGGATGGAATCCATTTAATAAGGTTATACATTCAGAGATTGATTACTTTGGAGGACTAGATGGTGATGAACCACCAAAACCACCTGAGTGGGAAGGACTAGATAAGTTACCAAGTCCATATGAATATTATAAGAGAGGTATGTATGCAAATTGAATCCATTGTTATAGTTGGTGGTGGTACTAGTGGATGGATGACTGCTGCATTACTATCAAAAGAGCATCCAGATATGGAGATAGCATTGATAGAATCAGAGAAGGTACCCACCATAGGTGTTGGTGAGTCTACTATCTCACAGTTTAATAGATTCACAAAGAGATTAGAGTTAAAGGATGAGGACTGGATGCCTTATTGTAATGCCACTTACAAAACATCCATTGCCTTTAAAAATTTTCGGGAAGGAAAAGGAGAGAGGTTTCAATATCCATTTGGTAGGTTTGATAGTGATTCAAATATTGATTTCCATGATGATATAAGGAGATTCTTTGAGTTACAGGCAGCGTATGGTGAAGAGTTATATCCACCAGAGCAGTTTGCTAGATTTAATAATAAGAATACATACACAGCAGACTATGGTAGGATACCTGAAGGTGATATACCTGGATCAAACTGGGATTTTGCTGATGATACTGCATATCATTTTAATGCTGATCTCTTTGGTAACTATCTAAGAGATAATATTGCTGTACCTAATGGAGTACATCATCTTAAGGGTGATGTAGAAAATGTAATTAAGAGACCTGATGGTAGTATTGAGCAGATATGTACCACTCAGGGTGCTACTATTGGTGCTGATATATTCATTGATTGCACAGGTTTTAGATCACTACTATTAGAGCAACACATGGGTAGTGAGTTTGTATCCTATGCACCTATGTTGTTTAATGATAGAGCATTAACAACACACATACCATACATTGATAAAGAGAAACAGTTGGTACCTTATACTGATTGTGTTGCTATGGATTGTGGGTGGTCATATCATATACCACTGTGGAATAATATAGGGTCAGGTTATGTTTACTCTAGTAAATATATTTCTGATGAGGATGCAGAGGCAGAGTATCGTGCTCTATTAAGTGATACATATAGTCCTGAAATTGCTCAGGAATGCCAGTTGATGCCTATAAAGATAAAGCATGGTAAACATAAACAAGCATGGGTTAAGAATGTTATAGGTATTGGTCTAGCATTTGGATTCTTAGAACCATTAGAGTCTACTGGTTTAATGACTACACATGCTAATATATTAGTATTGTCTGAGTTATTCTCACAACGTAAGGGATTAGCAACTAAGTTTGATAGAGATACATATAATTTTGCTGCTGATAAAATCATAGAGTCTATGAAAAACTTCATAGCAATGCACTATGCTCTATCATCACGACAAGATACACCATACTGGGTAGATTGTACTGAGACTATTGAATTTGATATCCCCTTGTGCTCTAATCCAAAATCAACTATAATGTCATTAAATGATTACATTACATTCATTGACCAATTAGAGCAAGATATGTATAATACAGAGGTGATAGGTGCTGGCGTATGTTATATTGCTGCTGGTATGAATATACAACCTATTAGTCCACATCTATTCAAGGAGAAATCATCTCCTGATAGAGATGAATTAATTAAAGAGATGCATGGAATGTATCAACAAGAGAGAGAATCTATGGAGAAATGGATACTAACTCAACCAACACATTACCAATACTTGAGGGATAATATACATGTGGAATCCGTTTAAAAAGAAAAAACCTTGGGTAAGATGGTACTCAGTAGATAGAGGAGTAGCAGAATTATCACCATGGTTCCCTGCTAAACAACTTAAGAGACCTTGGAGAATGAATGCTCTTAAGGAGCAAGGTGGAAGGAATAGAGAAGAGAAGAAATGTCCTGCACTTAAAGCAGCACGAATGTGGGATAGATTAACTCATGAGATGCTTGGTGAACGCATGGATACTCCAGAAGGATTTACTCATGCTGTTACATGTCCTGCTATGAGTACTGTTATGGACAGTGGATATATTTTGCCATGTCCTGCTGATGTATTAATACAGACTCATGGTGATGGACATAATTTTGAGTGGAGATCACAGACACTATTCAGTAGTATTGATGCTTTCATTAAAGCACATCCACCAGAGCAGACTACAGGAGTACGTGAGACATTCCAGAGTAAATCATTAGAATGGACTATTAAATTAGAATTACCTTGGAGGGTGCAAGCACATCCTGATGTAGTATTTTTACAGATGCCTATTGCATATCATAAGGAGGATAGATTTAGTGTACCAACAGGTATAGTAGATCCAAAGTATTCTTATGAGATCAACTTACAATTATTCTGGCATAAAATAGATAAGGGTGAGTATTTACTTGAGGCAGGTACACCATTATGTCAATGGATACCAATGCACAGAGATTTCGTTAGTATGCAAGGATGGGATATAGTTATTGAGACAGCAAATCAAGAAGACCAAAATAATAATGAGATAATGGATTATCAACGCAAGAAACAATTTCTTGAGTCATCTACATTAAATGAGAGAATTGAAAATCATGCTACTGTATTAGCAATGAATAAGAATAAGGAGAGATTTGAATAATGTGGAATCCATTCAAGAAGAAAAAACCTTGGGTTAGATTCTATTCTACACATCCTGGTGTTGCAGAATTATATCCTTGGTTACCTGCTAGTAAGATAGAGAGGAAGTGGAGAAGGGATGCTCTTAAGCAAGAGGGTAATAGGACAACTAAATGTCCTGCTGAAAAACTGAGGAGATTATGGGAGCACCAGAGTGCTCTATTAAATGGTAGAGAAGATGGTCTGGATGGCATGTGGAATCATGCTGTTACATGCCCTGCATTAACACAGTTAATGGATACAGGATGGGTACTACAATGTCCAGCAGATATTCTCATACATATGGATGGTGAGGGTGATACCTTTGAATGGATATCACAGTTACAATTTGATGTAGGAGGTCCAACATATGTTAAAGGACATATAGAGGAGCAGACCAGAGGTATGAGAGAGTTGGTAACACCTGGTAGACCTGTAATGAAACAGACTATCAAACTGGAGTTACCTTGGAGAGTCATGGCACATCCTGACTTAATCTTCATACAAATACCATTACCATACTATGATGAAGATAGATATAGTATACCTATGGGTATAGTGGATCCTCAAATTACATTTGAGGTGAATATACAATTATTCTGGCATGCACTTGATAATGGTGAGTATATGATTAAAGCAGGTACTCCATTTTGTCAGTGGATCCCCATGAGCAGGAAACTGTTGCAAAGAGGGGGATATGATGTTATAATTGAGGATGCCAACCAGCATGACCTTGATAATAATAAGATCATGGACTACAATAGGTACAATAAGTTTACTGAGACAACTACCTTGAAAGATAGGATAGAATATCAGGCACAGGTACTTAAACTAAATAAAAACAACGAGAGGTTTAATTAAATGTCTGAAGAAGTATTAGAAGTAGATCTGGCGAAAGAGGCAGGTATACAGACTGAAGAAGAGAAGACCGAATCAATCCCTGAGATTGAAGGTCTTATTACTTTCGATCAGTTGGTAATGAACTTCCTACAACAACATGCTACTGCTAAAGAGGAGTACATGAAACTTCAAGAAGCATTAGATAATATGCACTATACTAGTACGATCACTAAGATCTCACTAGAAGAGTTGCAGACTAAAAAAGATCTATTGAATAAACTCAGTGGTGCTGTTGAGGCACTAGCATTATATAAGAAGCACGTTGATCCCAACTGCACTGAAAGAGAGTTTGTATTCAATGACGAGGACTAATTTATTTCCTACACCATTATGGGAGGAAGAGGATTGTGGAGTAGATCTACAACCTCTTGTTGACTTCTGTTATCATGTCAAGAAGGAAGATCCTGAAGGTAGGAGAGCATCAAATGGTGGTGGAGGATGGCAGTCTAGTGATTTTAGAGTACCATTTCTTTTAACTACACCATTAAAAGAATTACATGATAGAATAATACAACAGGCATATATGTCTATGGATGACTGGGGGTTTAGTAATTATTCCCTGCATATGTCTAACATGTGGATTAATATCAATAATAAAAAACATTTTAACTATACTCACACACATCCAGGTTCATTATTGTCTGGAGTTTTTTATGCTAAGGTACCAGAGTGTTGCTGTGGTGATCTTAGAATCATAAGAGATTTGCATGAGCAGAATCTTAAGGAGTCAGGTATGGTTAATCAAAACTTAGATAGGTGGGAGAATCCTGCTAACAGTGATGAGCATTTTGTCACTCCTAAAGAAAATAAGTTAGCAATATTTCCAGCATGGTTAGCACATAGTGTTGACCCTAGTAGTAGTGATAATGATAGAATATCAATATCATTTAACATTTACGCATTCTCTGATTTTTTACGTGATGACCAGGTTTATCCAACGAGACAATCTACTAACACCCGCCTATCTCTCTAGGTTACAAGATATGGTATCAGGGATGAATGGATTCCCTTGGTATTTTATATCAACAGATGTTAGTTACCCACCAGGTGATAATTTTATATTTGGTGATGTAGCATTAATGGATTGCCCTGTAGAGGAGGCAACAACAGGATTTACTCATGTATTATTAGATCAGAATGGTCAAGAGAGTCCTTGGTGTCATCATTTTAATGCACTAATAGATCATGTTAAAGATCAGTTCCCATTCCCTGTTAAGATGTTGAGGGTGAGACTATCATTACTATTGAATAATGGTAAGGATCATCATAATGCAGCACACACTGACCATGAGGATCCACATACTACTGGGTTATTCTATTTTGAAACTGCTACAGGATGTACACATCTATTTGAACAGTTTGATGATCCTGAATATGGTAGTGTTGATGAGAGATGGTTAAGAGGTAAGAATATGATGCTTAACAAACAATATACTGTAGATCGTTTAGTTGAACCAGTAGCAAATAAATTAATATTATTTCCAGGAAACCAATACCACGCATCACAAACACCAACAGGTGATTGTAAGTTCCGTGTTACATGTAATTTTAATGTGATACCTCTTAACGAGAAACATGACATATTTGACCCCACTACTTACGAAGATCTCGGCAACGAAGCAGTGGTTCATTGATGATACACCTCAACACTTTGAAGGTGTAGTTGAGGATCCACATCAATTTGCTACATGGGATGAGTTAGAACAATGTATGAACTCACCAGAGTTATTTGATATCAAGTTAATTGATAAAGATAATGGTGACTTTATACATTTACCATTATATGAGAGATGTTGGTCAAGACCAACACCTAGTATACATGATATAATGGGAGCATTTGGTGATGGTCACACATGTATTATAGATAATTTTGATCTATTTAATCAAGAGAAGCAAGATATATTATCACAGGTTGAAAAATATTTCACAGGTAAATGTGCACTGCATTTATATGCAGGATTAGAAGAGCATAGATCATTTAATATACATGAGGATCCTGCTAGTAATTTTATTATACAAATAGAAGGAGAAACACCTTGGAAGGTGTATAATAATAGATGTAGTAATATAATAGATGACACTGAGCATAATATATCTCAATACCCTGAGTTAGATGTTGCTATTGATGTCATATTAAAACCAGGTGATATGCTATACATACCAGCAAGATCATATCATCAAGCACAACCAACTGGTAAGAGACTATCATGTAGTATACCAATGCAGCACATGATACCACACTTAAAAACTATTGACAGAGAGTATGTCCCTATCCCCCGTACATCTAAAACCTCAAATACATAGAGCACATTACGATTTTGACTTTGATAGTATGAGAAGTCATATTGATGAGCGTGTAGATGCTGCTGCACCTCAGATGGGAGACAATACACCAGAGAAAGGTGGTGGTGTAACAACTGTTGTACATTGTCTCACGGATCCACCACATAACTGGAAGATGTTTGACGAATTCAAACTTTGGTTGTATGATAGGATTGATGAAGTATGGGAGGACTATCAACTCCAACCCATGATGAGACAGATAAGTGAGTCATGGATTAATAAACATCCACCAGGTGCATGGACATCAGAGCATCATCATCAATGTATACAGGTTGCAGTAGCAGTCTATCTAAATGTACCAGAGAATAGTGGTAGGTTCTTAGTTAAAGATCCAACAGAGATCTATAAGAGACAAGAACCATTAGACTATCATTATTATGAGAGAGGTGGAGAATGGGAACCAATAGAGATAACAACAGGTGATGTATTATTCTTTCCAGGATGGTTATATCATAAGACTGAGGTTAATAAATCTAAGGAAGATAGATATGTCATGTCATTGAATATAAGAGGGGCACACATGTACCATGATTAAAGTATTTGATACTAAATTAATATCCCCTGAAATGTTTTGGGAGGTAGTATACCTACCATATAAATTCACTAGGACAGATGATGTTAACCCAGAAGGTAACCCATCAGATGCACAGGCAACAATGTACTGGACACACCAGTTATATAATTTTTGTCCTGTTGAGGATCCAGACTATCATCAGAATGCAGGGTTAGAAGCAAGTAATAATAAAATATATCTTGATGTATTAAATTATTTGGAAGCAGTTTGCCCTGATTTGCCACCTCGTGCCAATCTATACGCATCATATGTAAATACCCTTAAGTTTGGTGATATGCCAGGCATACATGTTGATGCACCATATTTTGTTGAAGATAACATGACAGTATTAGTATATCTTAATGCTGAGTGGATGCCTAACTGGGGTGGTGAGACTATATTCTATGACCACAACTTAGATGCAGCGAAGGTTGTATCATTAAAACCAGGTCGTGTTGTTATGTTTGATGGTCGCATACCACACACAGGCAGAGCACCTAATCGTGTAACACCTTACAATCGCTACATCCTAGCATACAAGTATATGACACCAGAAACTAGACAGAAATTATTTGTCGATCATGAGATGAATGGGATGCCACCAGTCATGGATCATGGCATCGTTGGTTTTGATCCCAACACAGTTAAGGAATTAGACTTGACATGAGCAGAAACCTCGATATGCTAATAAATAGTTCTGCTTCAGATCTTTTAGGGGAAGGATCCAACATGTACATGTCACTTAAAACTGCTATTTTAAATCACGATCAAAAAGAATTACTTAAGAAAGCATTATTCTTTTATCAAAAAGATGCCTGTGAGCATCAAGGAGACTTATCAGAAAATGATAGAGGTTTAATTGAATCTATCATAGATACTTTGCACATGAAAAACATATGAATGAACCACAGATTGTCGCTCTATTTTCACAACCACTCTATATTAATATGGAGAAACTGCCTCAATCAGTAATTGATGCAGTTGCTAATACTGAGCATGAAGTACTTGAATGTAATGACTCATTATATGCTAAGAATGGGTTAATGTCTAAGGATAGACAATGGTTATCCACACAACAAGAAACAAGAGAAATAGTAGAGAGACATCTGGATCATTATGTGTATAATACACTAGGGATTGCACGTGAGCGATGTCAATTAACACATCAATCATCATGGTGCAATATGCACACGCCTGGTCATTGTGGTGCTGGTCACTGTCATACTAATAGTATGTTTAGTGGAGTATTATATACTCAAATACCAGAGAATAGTGGCACAATAAGATTTCATATACCTAATATGTTTCCAACATATGTAACACAAACTGTGTTACCAGATATAAGAGAATCTAACATCTATAATATGAGAGAAGCAGAGATTGTACCACAAGAGGGTATGATTATATGTTTCCCCTCTCATTTGAATCATACTATTGGTGTACATGAGGGAGTTGGTAAACGATTCTCTATGGCATTCAATTATTTCCTTAAGGGTGCGTTTGGTTATGATGACAACGCATTAACATTATGACAATTCCTATATTCTTAGCGGAGGCAATACCATTGGAAGTGAGAAACATTCTTAAATCATTAAAAAGAGGAATGCCAGTTAGGTTAAAGAGTGGAGAAGAAGGCACTATCAATTTTATTGGTAATGAATATATAACTGTTAGCATGAATAGGAGAGAAGATCCTAATTCAATGCATGGTTATAAAGAGACAAATGTTTTAGTATATCCCCATGAGTGGGATGATATGGAAATAGAGGATGAGCATTTTTATAATCATAAGAATTATAAAGGTGTGATAAGAGATCATCCTGGAAATGAAGATTTGCCCTCTGATATTACTGGAAATGAGAACGCAGAATAAAGAAAACTACTACTATGTTTTTTGGGTAGTAGCAATGGTGGCATTTATTATACCCCAAGTATTCACAGCATATGGTAT